AACGAAAAACGACTGGAACGTGTTATAGGACATGAAAGAGGGCAAGATGGGGTTGAATGTATAACTCTTTATGAAGACGTTCCGTTTGTGGATCAATACATCCCAGAACCGAGCACTATTGTATCTACTGCTGTTATTGGTCTTGTGGCTGCGAGTTCTCCTCTTATTCTCAATATAATCAAACCAGCTATTAAGAATATCGTTAAAAAACTGACAAAGAAAAAAGATAAGGTATAATAATAAAGATAGTTGACATAACTATTTTGCTAGTGGACTTAGCTTAAGTAACTAACCTAGATGCTGTAACATCTATCTCTTACAGGAGATTATGGTTAGTTACTTTTTAATTTATGAGTATGTGGGATAACTTGATTTGGTGGAATATTAACAACAATATCTTCACAAGTAACAGCACTAGGAGTATTAGGTTTGAAGTAAACACCTAATTTCGCCTGTTTTGCACACATCTCCAAACGATAGAGGCTAATTTCCATTTTAGTTTTCTTAATTAATAATTTCTGAGCTTCTATATTTACTGCACTAGCTTCGTGACAAAGGGCTGGTGACTTTCCTAATGGAATATTTATTTGAGCAGAGATCCCATAATTTAAATTAAAATTTTCCTTCTCAAATCTAGGAGTTTCTTGAACATATTTTATCTCTCCAGTAGTTTCATCATAAATATTTTGTCTAGTAACAGTTTCTCTAGGAGTAGAAAATGTATGAGAGTCAGTTACATATGGAGTGATTGTAAGACTAGGAGAAGCACAGACAATACCCTGACTCATTCTGAAACTAGGCATACTAGAAGGGGTTATCATGGTGGCATTGTTATTAACTACCCCCTGTGCGTTGGAGCTTGGGGATGCTACGGTTGTATTAGCCAAAACCCTTGCAGGACAAAGGATTAGAGCTATTGCCCAAATGTAGTTGTAGTTTCTACGGTGGTTGTTGTATTTATTGTTCGTGTAATTGTAGTTACTGTGTCTAACCCAGGAGTTATTAGAGTTTCTTGAAGAGAAAAAGCTGATCCTGGAGTTACTACTTTCCATCTTGGAACGGCTTCTAAGTTTGGTGAAGTCCAACTAAAATTTACCCCTCCAACTGTCTGTTCTGTAAGAGTTGTAGCTGTAGGGTTGATATAGCTATTTGTATCGGCACTTTCAATATTATGTCCTGATGCAGAGTAGGAATATCCTGTGCGATATTGATGGCTCGTGATAGTTTCATTTATTACTGATTCAGATGTTGAAGAAGTCTGACTCGAACCACTACGAAATTGTGGAACTACAGGAACAGCAAGTGTTCTTATAGGACATAGTAGTAAAAGTAATAACCAAAGTCTAGTCAATCGTAATACGGACAGTAGTAGAGCCAATACAGCTAGTACCTGACCCTCCAGCCGTGCAAGTATGAATTCCTGAGCTAACACTCGTAAGGGCGAGATTTCCAGCAGTCCCTCCAGAAATCACTGTGGTTTGGCCACCAAGTACAGGGAGACTTGCAATACCGCTTGATGGGGTGATCGCAGTTTGTGTTCCGTCACCAGCTTGATAACTTTCGCTGAGAGAAAAAGCCGACCCAGCCGTTGTTACTGTTTTATTTGTATGTATTGCGTTTGGTGCACCATTATTTCCAAAACTTCCAAGATTTAAACCACCTATCGCATTTGTTACCAGACTATCTCCTGTTCCTGTTGAAGTAGTAATATTATTCCCACTTAAGCTATAGCTCGATGGGGCTGCATTGGTAATTACATAAGGCGAGTCTATAGATATTTGTGCAGAGGTTACAAATTCCTGTTTGATATTAGCGTAGACAGGTGTTGTTGCTAACAATAATAACGGAAGTAGCTTTTTCATTTTTTGGATTTAGGGTCGATTACTTCTGCACCTTCTATTTTAATAGGTGTTATTACCCTTATAGTCTGAACCATACCTTCATTTTCTGCAACTTTACTGTCTTTCTCACTACGTTTCTTTGATCCCTCCAAACCGAATGTAGCAAGTGCTCCCGTCAAAAGCGAAGCAGGAAACGTAATATCTTTGGGTTCTGAACTATACCCTGGAATTGATATGTAGTTGAGGGTTACTATAAAACCACTCCAGACTACAACACCTAATCTTACAAAAAGACTAATAATTGCAAGTTGCTCTTCTTTGTCATCTAAACCTTCTTTTAGTTTTTGGAAAGCGTTTTTTCTTTTTTCTTCAACCATAAGACAAAAATTTAGTCATACTATACATAAATATAGCTTAAAACAATGCCAGAGGTATATGGAGCGTTAATAGGAGCAGCAGCTACCGCTTTTCTTATGGTGTTATCCAATGTAAGTAATCGAAGAGAAAGAGATATAAGAGAACTATTTAACAGATTAAATCAACTTGAAAAGGCCGTGAGTAGGATAGAAGGTCAAAATCGTTAATGTTTGGTATGTTTGAGATAGAACATATATTTTTTTATGTATAAAATTTTAAAACCAATCTTAATGACTTTTTTAACAACAACGGCTGTCAAAAAGTTAGTTATAGATTTATTGAAATCAATCGCAAAACAAACTACAAATACTTTAGATGATAGAGCAGTTGCAATTTTAGAAAAACAACTTTTTCCTTAACATGAGAATCACTAAATTCCTCAACATTGATATCGAGCCAGCACCTCCTGAGTTGGAGTTAGAAGTTGAAATGCAATGTAGAGAAATTATGAAAAGTAATGATTTGGATAATATAAAAAGATATTGCACCCATATGGTTAGAAAGAAATTCGAGCAAGATATTTTTATGGCCTCAATGTTAAATAGACTTATAGAATTGGAAGCTAATCGTGTTGTAACAGAGATGCGAAGTATAAAGCCTAAGAATCCTTTGAAAAAGTTTTTTCGTATTCATTAATTTCTTTATCGGTAAAATCTTTTACAAATAAGCTATCAATTTTATCTATTTCATAATTGAATTTAAGAATTGCTGTTTTAATATGTTCTGTAATCCATCCTCCTTGTCTTGAAACAACTTGAGCTTTATTTCTTTCATTAATAAAAATATAATGATCGTATCCTTTAAGTTCTATGTCTAATAAATTCCTTTCAAGATTTTTACGTCTTATTTCTTTTAATCGTCTTAATTTTTTAGAGTCGCTCATTTTTCGTAAGTGTCAGGTGGAATTGATAACCAATGTCGAACCCCATTGATGATCTTATAAGTATACGTTCCATCAGTGACTATTTTTGGCTCGTTTTCTTGTTGATTGAGTTCAAAAACCTTGATAATGCTCTGCCTTGTAGTCGATTCTGAATAACTTGTTTCCAATTTTCCTCATCCTTTTTTAGAGCTTTATTGTACTCTTTTTCATCAATATTGTCTTGTAAAAATTTGTAAACAACATCTCGAATCCAAGACGTAGGCTTAACTTTTAGTTGTTCTCTAATGTATTTATCAAAAAGTTCTCCTCGATTTATGTCTATCAAAACATGGTAATATTTCTTGTTTCCTCGAGGATTTTTATCAGATTGAGCCATGAATATCTTTTTAAGATTATATTATCACAATCTCGTTGTATTAACTTTTAGATTCCCAAGCCTTAATTAAACGCTCCAATTCAGCAATTCTTTGTTTTGCAGCTTCAATTCTTTGTTTTTTTGTCATTTTTTAATTGTTCAAAGTATCTTTTAATTTCTTTGTTTAAAGAATTATCGCTTAATGGCGAATTGCGATAATAATATTTCTCTTTAAACTTTGGATCTGCATGAGTGTAAAAAATGAGTTTTGCCATAGATTCTGATTGTAATGATGTTATTTAGTGTTTTCTCTGGGGAGAGTGGCTGAAATTGTCCCATTCTCTATAATCACGCTCCACAGCATTGATTTGGTATGGGACAAGGGTATGGGACAAGTAAAGTTGTCTCACGTTCCAATTATAATGGGACAATCTATTTTGTCTCACATAGTTGTCCCACTGAAATCTATTGGTACGCCTTCCTCTTTCCCTCTCTTTCTCTCCCCCCCCTT